CCGCTTCGTGAAGACCTCGGAGCCCTCCGGGACCTGGCTCGGGTCCTTGATTGATAGGGCCGATCCGAGGGCGATTGGCTCGCCGTTGCGCTCTCGGATCGCGAGGTGGTGCCCGCACGAGAGCTTCGGCCCGAGCACGATCGTGTCCTCGGATTCGTCTGGTTTTTTGCTCTTGTCACTCATCGTCGTTCCTCCGACGCGGCGGCGGCTTCTTGGGAAGGTAGCGCGGGTCGAGTACCGGCGGCAGAGGCACCTCTCGCCCGCGCGGCACCAGCCCACGCGACACGAGATTCTCGTACTGGGGCGTGCCGATGACCTTCTCGAACGAGTCGCGCAGCCAAGCACGTTGCTTCGTGCTGAGCGCGTACATCTTCCGGGCCTCTAGCGACTCCAGCCACTCGCGGAAGACGCGCGCGTTGAACCGGAGCTCTTCCTCTTCGTTGGGCGACGCGGCGAGTATGTCCCGCAGCATCTTGAGGTCTTCTTCTCGGTCACCCATCGCTCGCGCGTCCCCTATCGGCCGCCTCGTTCGCAAGCCAGCGAATACAGGCTTCAGGGATGATCTGGGTCTCTCGGACCCCTGGGATACGTACTTCGAACACGAGGCCGCCAGGGTACACGAACACGATCTCGCACTTGGCTCCGACGGGCAGATCGATGTCGACGTCGCACATTACGTGCCCATGAAGCTCGATGAGGTCGCCGACTCTCAGCATGCCGGTTAGCGTCCGCCCGGTCCCATGCAGTCGCACGTCGCCAGCGCTCGGCCGCACACGCCGCACTCATTAGCTGGCACCGTTTCTTCGTGGTGCGTGAGGAGATCCACCGACGTCGAGCCGTCCTCGTAGAGCGCTTGCACGACCGGAACATACTCGTCTGCCTCGTGATCCCACACGCGGACTTCTAAGTCCTGCGGCTCCTTCCTCAGCGCCGCAATCAACTCAGCTACCGTCATGCTCCTCGCCTCCTCTCCAGTCGCTGGTCAGGCGCGCTCGATGTTTTCGCCGAACCACACGACCGCTTCACCATACAGCGACCCATCGACGATCACCTCAACATCCCCTCGTCGGTTCATGTGAAGGAGCACGACGCGACCCACCTTGTTGAGCCGCACGTGACGTACGCGCTCGCCGACCTTGATGCCGAGGGCCGCCCGTCGATTCGTGGCCTTCACGGCTTCACCCGCGACTCACGAAAATTATCTCGATGGGCTATCTCCACGTCGATGCCCCCATCCGCCCTCGCTCTGGCGCGGACGCAGTGTCCACACTGACACTCCCACTTACGACCGCGCTTGGCGTCGCCGACTGCGTGCGTGATCGCCGCCATGAGCGAGCAGTCGTCGCACGTGCAGAACTTCAGCCTGGGATCGTGCTTCATGGTCGTCCTCTCGCGCGTCGCCGGTCAGCGTCGTGACGCTACTTCTCGGTGTTCTCCGGCCGGCAAGCCATCGCCTTCTTCGCGAAAAAGCAGGCCTCCTCCAGCTTGGTCCGTGCGAGAGACATCTCCCGGGAGGGCTCCGGCGAGATGGCGAGCAGCGTCGAGAGGCACGTGTCGAAGGCTTGGGCGATGGTCGCCGCCTTGGACTTGCCTTCGGCGTTGAGCATGTGGACTTCGAATTCCTTGTTCATGGTCGTGTCCCCTTCTTGTTGTTCGTCGCCCGTCAGACCCGCAGGTCAACGGCTCGGTTCGCACACGACTTGCAACGAGGTCGTTGCGAGCCGATGACCACCTCATGGAATGCTGTTCGGAACCGACGGCCGCACAACGTACGCCGCTCGTCCGGTGCGATCATGTGGAACGACGGCGCATGCTTCGCGCCATCGCCGATCTCGTACCATCCCCGCATGAAGATCATCACCCCTCGCCGGTTAGGCCCGCGAACGCCCGGCCCTCGGATCGTCCTTGACACTCATGATGTCGCTCAGCACCTCCTCCTTCGCTTTGCAAAACGCGACCGCGAGGACGCTCGACGCGGTGAACCCGTCAAGCACTCCGCCTTCGGCGGCGGACAGATTCCTGTTGCTGCGGATGAAGCGAGCCACGTTCGTGATTGCGACCTTGTAGGCTCCGTCTACCATCGTTCAGCCTCCGGACTTGAGGTACCCGCGGCACTTTTCCATGACGACCTCGCGCGTGACTCCCTCCTCCAAGGGCATCTCGCTCACGAAACCGTCGAGGGCGTTCGCGAGGGTGTCGGCGCTGCGCGCGGCTCCCGCTGCCTTCCTCGCCTCGACCACGCGATCCGCAGAGTCCGCGAGCACCTCCCCAGCAGCTATCTCGCCCTTGGAGTGCGCACGACCGATACGCTTGGACGCCTCGGAGAGCTCGCCCGGTTCGACGGTCGCCCTCACGTACAGACGCCGGTCCTTGGGCTGCTCCGACCCGAGCAGATCCATCATCGCCTTCATCCCCCGCACCGGCACGAACCGCGGCCCTTCCAAGAAGATCGTTTCCACGCGCATCGAGTCGGTGTCGACGATGGTCACACCGCCGTAGCCGTCGAGCCCGGGATTGTCGAAGCCAGTCGGGACGAGCGCGCCCACTTGCACGACAGTGCCGTGCTCCGTGGTCCACGTGCGGTGGTCGTGCCAGTTGCCCGCAAGACACAAGGGCACGCCCGCCGAAGCCATCTCGCGCGTCAGCGCGCCAAGCTCCACGGAGTCCGACGAGCCGCGCAGGAAGGGCGCCGTCTTGTCGTCAGAGACACCCGCGTGCATGAGCAGGATGCGCTGTCGGTCCGAGCCGCGCGGTAGCCCCCCGAGCAACGCCTTCAAACGCTCGGGCGCGGGAGCTGCAGCAGAATGCGGCAGCATCACGAGGTCGAACGTGTCCAGGTTCATCGCGCTCGGCTCTCCCACCACCACGGCGTCCTCGGAGAAGGGCAGGAAGGGAGCGAGCGCGTGATCCCCCTCCTGGTCGCTCTGCTGGTCATGGTTGCCAACGAGCAGCACGGTCAGGATGCCGAGCTTGACCCGGGCCTCGTGCACGATCCGGAGAAGCTCGCCGATGAGCTGAGGCTCGGGCGAGGTCCCGTCCACGAGGTCCCCGAGGATGCACATGAGCATGCAGCCCTCGGAGTGCGCGAGCTTGTACGAGCGCTCCAGGACGACGAGCACGTCACGGCAGCGGCGGTTGAGGGAGCGCTCGACGGAGCCGCCGAAGCGCTTCGCGTTGTGAGCGTGGACGTCAGTGACGGCTGCGAGCTTCACGCGATCTTCTCCACCGTGTCCGAGCCCTCTTCGAATGCGTACGTGCTGCCCACATCCACGAGCGAGTCACTCATGACGACGGGGCCTGGGTATCCGGCGGTGTGCACGGCGACATGGACCAGGACGCGAGCACCAAAGAGCACCCGGAGTCGATCCCAAAAGCCAAGGCACACCTCAACGTGGGATTCGATGCGCCCGCCGGGACCCGCGCCGAGAAGCACGGCCGCGTCGAGCGCGTCTGCTACAGACTGTACTTTCATCGTCGCACTACGCTGCTGACGCTGGGACCCATTAGCCCGGTTCCTTTGCTCGCGGCGCTTGCCAAGAAAGGATTGATTGGCAGCAGGACCCACACCGAGCGTGCATCTACGTCAGCAGCGTAGTGCGACGGGCGAAGCTCTCGCCTCGCCGGTCACACAAGAAAAGCGCGGACCCGAGCGCCCGAAGGCCCGCTTCCCGAGGTTGTTTGGGATGGCGACCCATGCCCCTTCGGTCTTCCCCGGAGGTCGCGAGCGTAAATTCCAACCCGCGGCAACCGAAGCAACTCCAAACTCTACGCGTCGTTGAAGCCGGGCGGGAAGTCGTCCGCGCTCTCGCCAGTCGTGTCGATGGGCTGGTCGAGGTCGTCCGAGGCCGTGCGCGTCTGGCCGCGGCGCGCGGGCGCCGTCGCGGCGCGGCTCGGTGCCGCGCCCTGAGAGATACCGCCCCCCGAGGGGATGTTGAGGATGCGCGCGATCATGTCCGGCGTCGGCACGAGCGCGTGGACCATGACGTCCTTCTGCGCCTCGATCCAGTTGTTCATCTGCTCCGCGGTCTCGGCGAGCTGCGAGTTCTGCCTCGACGCGCGCACGTCGTACTCCGTGTCGTTCTTGCCCTGCCCGACGCGGTTGACCACGATGTCGAAGCCCTCAATCGGGTGGGTGAAGTCCCCGTCCTCCCGGATCTTGGTCAGCGCGTCGTGGATCTTCACGCCGTACGCCGCGACCCGGGGGCCGAGCTCCGGGTGCTTGCGGTCGATGACGTTCGCGTAGATGCGCTTCTTCGGAAGAAGATCCTTCGCGTTGTCGAAGTCCACCGGGTTGCCCGTCAGACGAAGCCGGTCGACCTCCGAGCACGCGGGGCACGCCTGCCTCGCCATCACGCGCGGACAGTTGAAGCTCGCCGGTGAGGCCATGCCCGGGAGCTGGATGTAGTGCTGTTGCACGATCACGAACGGCGTCCGGCGTCCGACGGGAGGCGGCAGGAACCGAACGACGTTCTTGCCCACCTCGAACTTCATGAACTCGCCGGAGCCCTTGTCGAGCTCCTCTGCTTCGGCCTTGGCGGCCTCCTCGGTGTAGCTTCCAAACTTGACGAGATTGCTCATTGACCATTCTCCTTGAGGGACTTGCCTTCTTGCTTCTTCCGATTGCGATTCTCTCGACGCCTCTCAGCGTCGCACGAGCGACAGTAGCTCTTCTCGGCCATCCGCACACGCCCGCAGCCGCGCAAGCACGGTGCGTTCTGCTGCGTCTGTTGCGACTGCGGGATACGAGGCGAGCCCACGGTCAGTCCTCGTCCTCTCCGAACATCCGGTTCAGCTCCTCGGTCCCGACGACGATCGTGCTCTGTCCGGTGATGGCAAGGTGACGGAGCGTATTTCGCACGCGCGAGATCCTGTCGTTGGACGGGAACACCGGCGGCCTCGGCGCTCCAGCGAAAAAGGCCCCCATGTCGAAGCCGGCCTCGCGCGAGCTATGCCACCCTTTTCCGCTGTTGCACTCCACGAGCTCGGCTCGGGTAACGCGCTCGACGCGGTTGGCTCCGTTGTTCGTAATCCACAAGCGCATGGCTCGCTTCCATTCGATCACCTCGTCTTCGTAGGTGAGCATCGCTTCCTTACGCTTCTTGAGCATCTCCTTGAGGTGGACCCGCAGCCTCCTCGCGTAGACCGTCGCCTTTGAGCTTCGTTTGCATCGCTAGTCCCGCCTCCCGTGCGCGTTGGAGTGCTGAGACCTGATGGCGATGTCCCCCTCCATCTCCGTCCTGATGTGCGACCCGAGCGACACGAGCATGTCGCGCTTGGTCGTGACCGCCTCGACGATGCCGCGAGCGCGGGAGCGTTCGACCTCGGCGTCGATGATGGCGAGGCGCACCTGGTGGTACTCGGGGTCGGTCTCGACTGCGGCTTCGATCTGGGCCTCGGTCGCCCGAGCCCCCGCTGCGAGCAGACGCTCGCGATGGAGCATGAAGAGCTTGGACTTCGTTTCGTCCAGACGGAGCTTCGCGAGCAAGTGCGCCTTCAGCGCGGTGGCGTAGCGCCCGTTCCAGTAGGCGAGGTCGGCGGGCATGCGCACGAACTCTTCCTGGATGGCGAGCGGTTCGATCTTGATGCTTTCCTTCAAAAACTCATCGGTGTCGGTCGGTTCGGTCATCGGGACCTTCTCCTTTGCACTCGGCTTACCTCGTTACGCTGCTTTTTTCATCTTTCCCAGCGATCCCCAACGCGTCCCAATCTCTTCGTCCACGGCGAGCGGCACTGCGCAAGGCCAGCTCGTCATGATCGACCGAACACGTTCGCAGTAAGTGCCCACGAAATCCTCTCGCACCTCGCCCACGAGCTGGTCGTGGACGGTGAGCACCACCTTGGCCCGCTCCTCCAGCCGGTCCCGCTGGATCCAACGGACGACCTCGATGAGGCTCGCAAGGCAGTAGTCGCTCGCGAGTCCCTGAATGGGGGTGTTGCCGGACGCGTTCTCGGCGGTGTTTCGCTGCTGGTCGTCCTTGTCCGCGATGCGCCAGAGAGGGCGGAACCGCCCGCGCTGGGTGGGGTCGTGCGGGCTCATGACCCAGACGCCCCCGGTCGTGCGTGCCTCCTTCACGCGGTCCTTCGACCACGCGTCGTACACCTTGAACGCGCCCATGACCGCGTTGATGTAGGTCTCGGCCTCTGCGACCGAGCACCCGATCTGCGCCGCGATGGCCTTGGCGCCGCGCCCGTACATCTTCCCAAACACGACCGTCTTCGCCGCGCGTCGGTCGCCGGGCGTCACGTCCTCCACGCGCTTGCCCATGAGCGGGGCAGCAATCTCCGCGGCGCGCTGGTGAAAGTCGACGCCGGCCGCGAAGATCGCGCGCATCGCCGGATCTCCCGAGACGGCGGCAGCGACGCAGAGCTCCAACTGCTTGTAGTCGTGAGACACCATCACGTACCCGGGCGGCACCGTGAAGACGTCGCGCGCCATCCGCCCGTTCACCGGGTCGGTCTTCTCGGAGGGGATGTTCTGCAGGTTCGGGTCTGACGACGAGATGCGACCCGAGCGCGCGCCGTCGACGTTGAAGCTGGTGTGGATGCGCCCATCGTCGCGCACGTGCAGCGACATGCCCGAGGCGTAGTTCGATCGGAGCTTGTTCACGCCGCGCAGCCCGACGAGCGCCGCGGGGGCCGGGTGCTTGTCCTTGAGCGCCTCCATCGCGTCCTCGTCGGTCGAGGGCTTGCCCGTCTCGGTCATGTGCGGGGGCGTGAGCCCGAGCTTCCCGTACAGGAAGTCGGCCACTTGGTCGCGCGAGCCCCAATTCAGGCCAGGCGCGTACAGGTCGAGCTCCTTGCGCAGGCGCGCCTCCTCCACGCCAAGGTACGCGTCGAACGCCTCGATGCCGTCGCGGTCCGCGCACACGCCCCACGCCTCCACCTGGGCCACGGCGTCACTCGCGGGCTGCACCAGCCGGTTCCACGTTCGCTCCAGGTCCGGCTGGGCGGCGAGTCGCTGCTCCAGGTGCGCCCCGAGCACGTCGGTCACGAGCGAGTCCCGGCCGTTGTACACGTAGAGGACGGGCTTGGGCACGAGCGCCATCACCCACTTGTCCGTGTCTTCCTTCTGCCCCTCACACTTGCGAATGAATCGGTCCAGCGCGACGTCCGCCGCGGGGTGCACCGGGTCCGCCTTCATGAAGGCCAGGGGGATGGTCTTCGACTTCGCCTCTCTGCGCTCCTGCGAGAGTCGGCGGCGGACGTGAGCGATGGCGTCGTCCTTCGCCGCCTCCATTTCGTCCTTGTGGCCGCCGAAGCCCACGAGGTCCGCCATCACCTTGAGCTTCGCGTCGCCCTCAGGGTCGAGGAGCTTGCGCCCGAGGCGCGTGTCGAACACGTTGCTCGCCGGCCAGAAGCCGTACACCGCGTGAATGCACTGCTGGTCGTACTTGCCGTTCTGCGCGGTTTTGGTCGCAGCCGGATCGCGCAGCCAGCCAAGGAGCGCATCGCGAAGCCGCTCGTTGGCCAGCGACTTCTCCGTCCACGTGAACGACTCGTCCGAGCCGCGAGGCGTGCACGTTACGGAGAGCAGCCGAAAGCTCTCCGAGTACAGCTCGCCCGCCGTCTCCACGTCCCAGCTCGTGCGTGCCGAGCGCATCGCCCCGAGCGCCTCCTCGGCGATGTCCTCGTCCTCCACGAGCCACGTCACGAGAGACTTCCACCGCGGCGCCTCGAACGCGGTCGTCAGCGCCCATCGCAGGTCGTCCTCGAACGCCTTGCGCACGAAGCGGTTACGCAGCGCCGCCGCCGGGTTGCACAACAGCAAGACGGGCACGCTCCCACCGAACCACGCGTAGGCGCGGCGCTGGTTGAGCGGGGCGACAGAGCGCCCGAGCAGCCCCAAGCTCGCGACGTCGCCGAGCGAGACGATGCGCGTGGGCTTCACCTCCCGCACGATCGCGGACAGGTACGTGCGGCACGCCGTGACGTGCTTGTCGGTGACCTCGCGCGCGCCAGGAGCACACGCCACGGCGTTCGTGAGAGCGACCGGCCCCGTCCACCACGCGCTCACGAGCTTGCGCAAGTACGCGCCCGAGTCACCGACCATCGGCCGCGCACGCAAGTCCTCCTCGCGCCCGGGGTACATCCCGACGAGTAGCAGCCCGCCAGGCTCGCCCTCGGGATTCATGCACACGGTGCGCACGCCCTCTCGCAGACCACACCGGCGGCACTCGTGGTCCACGTCGGTCGGCGGCTCGACCTCGACGGCGTACCGCGGCACGGACCGATAGAGAGGCAGAGGCTTCTTCAACGGTCCCACTCCTCGTCCCAGAGACCCAGACGCTTCAGGGAGAACTCGTTGCGTTCCATGAGCGGGAGCGACTGCGACTCCTGCTCCGCTTCCTTCCACAACAACTCACGATGCTCAGGGTCCTCCCCCACCCACTCGACGACTCGATGGGTCGCGTACCAGCCACCGTAGTGGCTCACGATCCGCACCCACCACTCGGGCACGAAGTCCACGAGGAGCGCTGCGTGACGGTCGATGAGCGCGAGCACTTGCTGATACCGCGCGTAGACCGCTCGCGATGCTTCGTCGCCTCCGAGCAGGTGCGCTGCGCGCGCCGCGGCGTCCAGATTGCGAGCCCTCGAATTCACGCAAGCCCCAAGTCGTGAAGGACGATGCCGATCGTGAGTTGGACGTCCTGCCAGAGCAGCGGGTGCTTCACGCGGGACTGCTCCCGGACGTCGACGAGCTTCTGGATGCGC